GTCGAAGAAACCAGCAGTAGTAGTACCATACTGAGCACCTGCAACGGCACAAGTATAGATAGTACGAATAACTTCACGGTTGATTTCAGCCAAGATTTCTGTTGACAGAATGTTTGACAATTCTGTTTCAGCATCCAAACCATGGATTGCTTTCAAGTCTTGAGCAAGTTCAGTGAATATTCTGCCTTCAGAGCACGTGACTGAGCAGTAACAGTAACTTTCTCGATAGAGAAGGCCATTTGTTGGAATGCTGCAGGACCGTTATCTTGAGTACCCAAGATTTCAGCGTTAGCTGTTGGCATACCAATACCAGAAGTAGTTGTGTTACCTGTTGGGTTTTGGAATTGACCAGAAACGTCAGATGCACGTGTACCTTGGAATCCGTATGGATTGTTCTCAGAGAATGAACCAGAGAATGCTGTGTTAGCTTCGTTGAAGAAAGCTTCTGTACCTGTTTGATTAGTGTAACGAGCACGCATTGCGAAAATCAATCCTGTAGGACCAGTCATTGGCTGAACGCCAGCAACGTCATAAGCGATAAGATTTGGCAAAGCACGGCGTACCAAGCTAATCAAGATTGGGTCAAAGTTGCTTACACCAGAACCAGTAATGTTAGCAGGAGTAGTACCGCCTGTAGCTGCTTCGTTCAAGGCCATACGGTCTTGATACATAGCTTGTTGTTGGTTTTCCAAAACAAGAGCTGTAACAGACTTCTTGTATGGGTCTTTAATGGCTTCGAGTTCTGGATGCTCCAAAACTGGTTGCCATTTCTTTTGTAGTTCTTCGGTCAAATACATTTTATTATCCTTTTTATGTATTATCGACTAATTACTTAGCCAGAGTTTGTGAAATTGCTTTTGTATAAATTTCCATTGATGGATCAGAGAACACTTGTTTCTTTTCATCTTCAACTAGAACTTCATCCAAAGCTGAATTGTCTGCAACTTTAACGTCTGCTTTGAAATATGATTCTTTCAAAGTTTCTACCTTAGTTACAAATTCTTCCTCAGTAGTGAATTCCACACCCTCTGCGAGTGATTTTAATTTTTCTACTTGAGTCTGAGTCAGGCCTTCACACGCTGTGTAGATAGCCTCGATTTTTTTCTGTTCGTTAAGTGCCTTGGTCAACTCAACACCACGAGAGATTTGTTCGTTTAATGAACCTTCAAGTTCTTCCACTTTATTGGCCAATTCTTCCACAACATTTACTTTGTCTTCTGGAATATCAATATAGTGTTCTTCGAACAAACCTTTTAGACCAACGATAAAGTCTTCTACGATTTCAGCACGTAGACCTTTTTCGATAGCCAATTGATTTTCTTTCATCCATTCTTCAACCATATAATTGAGATAGTCATCAACTTTAGATGCCAATTCTTCTTTGATTTCTTCAACAGCAGTTTCAAACTGTTCTGTCAAAGCAACTTCAGCTTCAGCAATAACTTCTTCAGCACGAGCGATAACGGCGGCTTCAAAAATTGTGGAAGCTCTTGTTACGAATTCTTCTGAGAGGTTTTCGCCACCCAAGAGAGCGTCCAAATCTTCTTTCATTTTTTCTTTTTTGAGCATTTTCTTTACCATTGCTTTGTCCTCCGCAGCATCTTCGTGACCTTCGCCTTTTTCTTCTGCAACTACTTCGCCTTCTTCTTCGGCTTCTTCATTGTAATTAGAAGAAGAAGAATACTGTTGAATACCTACGCTACCTTTGTTGGCCTTCATCATTTGTGGTGCCAATTTACCAGGCTTACGGTCACGAATTTGGTCATAAGATGTTTCGTCACCTTGATGTGAACCCATATCAGCAGAAGCACCTTCTGAATCACCGTTCGGACTCTCTTGCGGTTGTTTAGCCAATTTCTTCATTGGCTCTGAACCAACAGGAGGTGTAGCACCAGGAGGTGTTGCTGTCTTAGTGCCTTTAAAATAGTCTGGGAATTTATCGTTAACATCATTTGGTGAATCACCAATTTTGCCAACTTCTTGTGTTCCATAGGCAGTAGAACCTTTGATAGCGTTAATGCCTACTTCGTTACCACGGTCTGGATTGCCAGAACGAGCTCCTGCTTTGGAACTAATATTGGCATTAAATGTTTCTTTGGATCCTTCACCAACCAAAATTTGTTTAGCGGCTTCGGATAAGTTAAATTTTTTCATTTTGAAAAATCTCCTTGATTTATATTGGATATTTATATTTAAAGTTTTTTCAGGAAGTTTTCGAATATGTGTAGACTTACTTTCTCAATCTCTTTACGTGAAACTTGGCGAATTTCTTGCCTTGCTTGTTCGTAATTTTGTTCAGTCCATACACCATTGACCAACATCCATTCTTTGCCTTCCATAATACCTTGTACAAAAGCACCAGGTGCAGAAGGGTCTGCTACTATATCCGCCGCTGTGGCCAGATAGAAATCGGGCTGAACAACATTAACTCCGTTAACGTTCTTTAATGAGCCCATGCCTCTTGAAGATACACCTAACTGAGCACCACCTTCAATGAGGCTTCTGGCAATTGCTCCCATTGGTGTATCTAAAATCTTTGCTTTACCGATCCATTGTGTACCATCTTCTCTCAACGATACAATCATGTGAGACACACGGTCTAAATTAATAGAAGGAGTATCTGGATGTCCCAATTCACCGAAAGCACGATTCTTATTAATGTAACTTTCAGTATAACGGTCTACTTCTTTTCTGAGGGTATTGAACTCATATAAACGACCGTTCTTATTTTTTCTTTCGGCAACAAGAAATGGTCCTTCAATATGAAGAACTTTCTTACCGTCGGAATCTTCGGTAATATAATTTACCGTTTCTGTAATCTCTTTAATGAGTTTCATTTATAATCCCATCGAATATCTTCTACGCAAGGACTGTTTTCTTTTTCTTAGTGCTTGTCCTAGTTTAGCACGCCTCTTGAACTTACTCTTTCTCACAGCCATCTTACGATGTCTACGTTCGGCGGGAGACATACGAGTCATTTTTCCACCACGCATTGTATAACCTGGAACGGCAGATACTTTCTTACGTCTTTGTACCTTACCTTTTCTAATTCTTACACGAACCAACTTGGTTCTACCCATTCTTTGGATATTGCCTTCATCAAGGTCAAACATCTCCAGAGCTATCTTAGCTTTTTCTTCAGTCAATCTTTCTTCGATTAACTCATCTAATTTTTCTTCCAACATTTCTCTGGCTTCTACCAGTTTGTTGGCGAGAAGTTTAGAGACAAAATCTTTCATTATGGCTTCAATGCATAATTGCCATAATTAAATGCTGCTGGGTCATTAAACTGACCACGTTGATAATGAGCATTATCTTTACGTAGTTCCATGATTAGAGTATAAGAATCTCCAGCATTCATGTTGCGTGTAGTGATACCGATATCACCGTTGGCACCAGCAGTACCTTGAGCATTATTTGATATAGTAATCCAGTTACCTGCACCGTCATATTCTCCATTACCATTCAACCAAAAGATTGGCGCTGATTGTGTGGCAGTCCAAGATAATAGAACGTCACCATTAGAAGAACAGTCATACCACAAACGATATAGTCCTAAACCATAATAGGGTTTGGCTGTGTTACTAACACTAAGAGCAGACCTCAATGGAACGTTATTGGCATCCAAGGCACCATAGAGTGAATTAGCAACAATTCTATAATTGTTACTTTCTTGGCCAGAACCATCAAACTGACCAGTTAATTTAATAACTACGTGTTCAGTTGTGTCCTTGAGTGTTTGATATGAAAATATATTTGCCATTTTAGGTCCTATTTATTAAGTATTCTCAACCTCTTGTGGTTGTTCATCCGATTGTTCTTGCTCATCTTCCACTTCCGCTTGAGGTGTAATTAAATTCTGAGCAATCTCTTGTTTCTTAGCATCAATATGTGCTGTAATTTTATCGTGTATGTTTGCATATAAAGCATTACGAAATTCAACGCCATTGTCTTCTTGTGCGTAGTCAATAATTTGTCTAGTGTAATCTGTCATTTTATTCTCCAATCAAGATATTTATAATATTTGTTTTAGTTTCAACAATGTAGCGCCACCAACTTCTTCTTTAGTTGTTTTTGCTTTCTGTTGTTGAGATTGTTTTGCCATATTGGCTTCATGCTCCTGGTCGGCAGGATTCATAGGTTGAGCAGGTACTTGAGACAACATTTGTTGTTGTGCTATATCATTTGTAACACCAACTGGTAATCCAAGACCTTCTTCTTTTTCTTTGTCAATCTCTTTTTGCATTGCTTTGATTTCATCATCATTCAACCGTAGAACATTTCTTTGAATCCACGATTGTGAGAAATACCTACCTGTATATGGGTCAACTGATGCCAATAACTGTAGACGATTAGTCATCAACTCGGCATCTTTAAGTTCTGTAAAGTTGTTGTCTTTGATGAAGTCATAATGAATGAAGTTTTTGAAATCTTCCCATTCTTCATTCGTACAGATACCTTTTAACACACATTGAATTCTGAGTGCTTGTTCAAATAGGTCTGTGAAACGATTACGTAATCTATCAACAAACTTAGCAAACTTTAATTCGTCACGGGTAATTTCATTTGTTCTACCAAG